CCCCTACATAGAGAAGATACTCAAGGAGGCAGCTCCAAAACTGGAGAGCCTCCATAATTATCTAGAAAAAGAATTAAGTGCGTTGCGTTAACGGGTGTTTATGTACATCGTTACCTCAAAGCCGTATCTTATATCTGCGTATGTTGGTTTTTCCCAAATCATAATTAACATCTCCTTTTAGTTTTTAGAGTAAACTTTTAATCCTTGTTCTTTACCCTTAACATGTATCTCCCCTACATATTTTAAAGTAATAGAACTTTTCTTCACAGTAGACTGACCTACTAATATGTCAACTTGCTGTTCTTTGGTAGCTGACTCTAGCCTAGCTGCTATATTAACAGCATCACCTATTGCAGTGTAATCAAATCGTTGCTCGCTACCCATGTTACCTACCACTGCCCTGCCACTGTTTATTCCTATACCAATAGCTATGTCAGGGTAGCCTTCTTTATGTAGTTCTTGATTTAATACTTCCATTCTATCTATTATCTCAAAGCCACACTCTACAGCCTTACCCTCATGGTTAGTCTGGTCAAGTGGTGCATTGAATATAGCCATCATTGCATCACCAATATACTTGTCTACCATACCACCATACTTCTGTACTGCTTTCTGCTGTACTGTTAAAACTTTATTCATAACATAAGTAACTTGTTCTGGTGGTAGCGACTCTGAAAGCGAGGTAAACCCTCTGACATCAGTGAATAGAAAGGTAGCATACCTAGTTTCACCACCGAGCCGAAGCAACTCTGGGTTATCCTGTAGCTGTTTAACCTGTCTAGGGTCTAGATAATGCTCAAATTGCTTCTTTATCTGTTGCCTAAGTCTATACTGGGTACGGAAATTTAAATAGTAGGCCACTCCAGAGGCTATAATTTGGGTGATTAACGCCCAAGTAACGTCAATAAGCAGTCCTTCCTGTATAAAATACAAACCCAACGCTGCAGTCCCACTAAATAATACTAAGCCTGAGAGCAGTCCCCAAGTTATTCCTAGTCCACTTATCAGTAACCACATCAGACCTACTGAGAGGACGTACACGGAGACTTCTAAGGCTAGGGCATAGTCAGGCATATAAGGACTGTTTGGTAGCAGCATAGACTCAGCTAGGGCTGCCTGAATGTAGTGAGGTTCTAAGAGTCCGACAGGTGTAGCTAACTGTGGCATAATTCCAGCAGCCGTTACACCTACAAATACAAACCTACCCGCTACATCAGCCTCTTCATATAAACCATTCATTAAAGAAGTTTCATAGGGCTTAACCCAAGACACCCACTTTCTACCTAAAGAATCTACTTTAATCGGAGGTAGTCCTTGTACAATTATTTCTTCAATACCATTGACATTAGTTTTAATTATATAAGTTTTAGAATCTGCTAGTGATTTAAGTACTTGTGTCCCGAAAGAAGCAAGCCATCCTTGAGGTGTGCTGTATAGCAGAGGAATTCTACGTACTCAACTATCTACTTCTACAGGTGCAGACGCTATACCTTGGTCTGTCCAATCTGAGTCCTTTAGAATGTCTATGTTTTGTATAGTTCCTTGTGCTTTAAAACCACCAACTTCTTCACCTAGTGTAACTGTACCAACAGTAGGGGGATATTCGTTGTTGTTGTTTTCAAACAAAGCAAGGACACTAGAAGAGTGACTAAGGGCTGCAGCAAACTTCTCATCTCCTCCAAGCCTATCAGCATGAGGAAACCCTATCACCCATCCTACACCTGTAGCTCCCCTGCTTAGTAGGTTATCGTGTATCTCTGCTAACCTGTCTCTAGGTAAAGGATACCCACCCTCTTGGTCTATGTCTTCTTCCGTAATACTAAGTACTGCAAAGTACCCTGACTCTTCAGGAGTAACTACAAACCTATCAAATGTTCTTAATTTTAAAACCTGATAAAAAGTAGGTTGAAAAATTAAAGGCATTATAAATAAAAGTATTAGCAGTAAGCCGTAGAGTTTTTTCACGATCCTTGAAGTATCCTTATAGTTGAGTCTGAACCACCATTAATTTTAACCACTTTTTCTACACCCTCTTGCATTAATATAACAGTGTAAGCATTACTTGCTTCTACATCTAATCGAATACTATGATTAACAAATCTACGCAAGCTGACTACCTGTCCTGTAATTAGTGTGGTTATCTGTGTGTCTTTATCTTGACCTAATTCTGTACCCGTAACCGTAGTACTTGTTGCTTGCTTTAATCTATCTTCTTCTTTTGCAATTCCCAAAGCATCTAGTACCGAAAGCATATCCTCAAGAAAGTTAACATCTAGGTAATTTATATCTAACTCAGAAAACTCAAACTCTGGGTCTTCTCCTAGGAAGTCATCAGCTAGAAAGTCTACATCAAGTCCTGAAAAATCTAAGTAAGGATTATTTTTTACAGCAGTCTGTACTTCTTCAACAAGCTCCACTCTTTTAGGAGGAGTTACAATCAACATGTTATCTATTAAATCTAATGTCAGGTTTAATATAGCAGGAGTTGACGGAGCATTTTGGAATAAAGAAACGGTAGTAGCTTGATAGGGCTTGTTGAGTGTGACACTACCTGCTCCTGTAGATACCACAATCTCACCAGAGGATATGCCGTTTGCATCAGGTAATAAAATAATAAGGCTCTTACCTAGCTCGTCTACAGTACACGTAAAGTCTGTACCACGTATTGCTATGTTAGCTGTAGGTGTAGACAAAAATATATTACGTTTGTTTATCTTACCTAACTTGCCTGTGATAAAACGAGCTGTGCCACTAGCAAACTTAATAGCCATTTTAGATTTACTTGGGTCAGGGTCGTAGATATACTCATCAATTATAAGCTTACTATGCTCTGTCAGTTTAACTTGACTATCATCCTCAAAGGTAATAGCCATGCGACCTGCAGAAGTTTGTACATTATCTAATGATTCGATACCTAAGTTAAGCTCAGCACCTAACTCTTTATCTCTAACTACTTTTGCATACCCATTAAGTTCGGATATGGCTCCTATTTCAGCAGCCGACAGCGGTTCCCTGATCATTTTGCTGAACGCAAACAGAACCATTAGAACCACTACTAGTGATTGTAACCCAATCGTTTGCGAGCGTACTTGCTTGTGTAATATCAAATGTCCTTGAGCCTCCAGTATGATCCAACCACATATAACCACCTGAACTAGCATTAACACCTGTACCTGCGTAAGTAATAGTATTATCACTTCCATCAATGTCCATGTAGTTTGTAGCTTGGTCAATATTAATGCTACTAGTAATCGTATTGTTTGAACCTTGTATAACCCAATCAAGGTCTAATGTCCCTGCTGCTGCGGTGGTGGCTTGATTTAAAGTTAAAGCATTACTACTACCTGTTACAGCTACGTTTACATTACTAGAGTCTGCACCATAGGTATTATTTGTATCGGTAGCTACATTCATTACATTAGAACCGCCTGTAAACTGAAAGAAACCAGTATAGCTATCGGCAGTAATGTCACCTTTCCACAGGTTACTTGAACCTATCTGGTTAATATCTAGCGTATTTCCCGTACCAATAAAATCAAAGTCAGTGAGCGTTCCTGCTACGCTGCCTATGCCTCCTATTAGGTTGCCTCCTCCTTGTTGTTCTAGATCAATATTAGCTGTAGCTCCCGATTGATCTATCCATATTTCATTGTCAGCCAAAACAAAATGCATGACAGATAAAAACACTACCAACACTTTAATCATTTGCTATCTCCCAATAGTTTTTAGCCACCCCTTCATTTATAGTTTGTAGTACTGCTGTTTCTATTGCTGCTTGGAGTGCAATATTTATTGATTCATTCTGCACCGAACCATTTTCAATTTCTATTAGTTCAGTTCCTTGAGCTACAAATTTAAAAACATCTTGATTGTATCCTACACTTAAGATACTTTTAGTAACTAAAGTTTCTATTAATACTTTACCAGTAAGGACAGAAATTGTCCTTAAGGATACAGTAATAATATCTCTTCGGTATTCTCTGGAAGTCCCTATACCTAAGTATCTGGCTCCAGAACCTCCTGAAGTTATGTTACTTTCGTAACCAACCACACTACCTTCCATTATTAAACCTGCAAATAACAAAGGCTTTAACTTATTATCTTCTTGGAACTCTTGTCTAGCCGACCTAATAATCTGTCGCTCTTTAGCAAGATGCTCTAAGCCTACGCGATCTACTACATCAAAGAATCCTAGTTTCTCTACACCTGCGTGGTGTAACGCTCTTATTAAATACACTACAGGTTTTTGTGTTACAGCAGTACTAAAACTAGCGTACTCTCCGTTACTCCTACGCTGCCCTGTGTCATCTCCAAAAGCTCCTGCGTATACCGCAACCACTGGTTTTTTTGTAGGAGGATCTACACGGGCAAGTTCTGTGATAAGTAGCTTACGGACAAGAGGCTGTTCTATTTTAGGTACGATACGCCCTTGCATATTTCCTGTGCTAACGCAGCTAGAAAGTAAAGCTACCAATAGGAACAGTAATAGTGGTTTCGCCACCTTCCGTATCTGTAATTTTAAGAGAAACAAAACTTCCATCTGTACTGTAGTCCACCTGATTACCCTCTAGTTTAAAACTGCCACTAGTAGATTTAGTTTCACCGAACATATTGTCTACTAGCTGCCTTGATAGCTCTGCGTATATCCTACTCTCAAGATTACGAATAAACCTAGCAAGTGTAGTATTATTAGCATCTCTAGCAAGCTCTTCTTTATACGCTTGAATCTCTTCTTTGATTTCTTTCTTGCGACTATGCTCTTGATTTTCTATAGTAAGATAGTGAGAAGAAGTAGCATTACCAGAAAAGCTAGGGTTTTTAAATTTGAATAACATTTCATCTGCTGAAATACTATTTAAATATAAACCGCATATAATACTAGTCAGTATTCTCATTGGGCTTTCTATCTGCTGCTTCACGTAATTCAATCACCGTATCTAATTTTTGTTGGAGTCTTATAATATCGTTATCTAACATACGTATCCTATCAATGAGGCCGACTAAAGTACCCATTGTTTCGCCAAGCTTAGATTTTATTTCGTTTGTTATAAAGCCCCATATAAAATATATCATATAAAGTAAGTCAACTGTAGCAACAATCGGAAACCCATATTCATTAATTAGCTGAGCAATATCCATCAGTCTCTTCTTGCGTCTTCTTTACCATCTGCCCTAGAGATACGCTCTAAGTCTGGTCGCAGTCCTACAACACTACACATTGTACAGTCTACACGAATCATGTCGTGGTTCATGGTCTTAACCCTATTGTCTA